GTGGATCAGTCGGCACTAGCGGGTATACATTCGATCGGAAGATCTTTCGAATGCGTGCACAGGCCCCCAGTAGGGGAAAGGCAACATTGTCCGCTAGCGTATTGTGGAAACCGATGAGATCTTGGACTCCGAGGAGACCAGTCTCACTATCAAGAGTAGCCGGACGAACCGGCACCCCTGCGTAGTAGTCGGCACCACAGCTTTCCCGGAAAGGTCCGTCCAGGAAAGTCTTTTTGACGTTGAACTTGAAACCAAGGAACCTAGCAAACGCTTGGTAGCGTTCTGCATGGGAACGACGCAAAATGACGTCGTCCCCATACACTGCGAAGGCACGTTCTTGAATAAAGCTCGCAACGGAATCTGCGTCACTGGTAGCATAGCATGCCGCCCAGAAGATCAGACTTTCTACCACGAAGGTAGTCCCGTTGCCCATTCCCGCGTACAGCTCGTAGTCAAAGAGACCTCCCCCGAATTCGGGGGGCGCCTCGTAACCAGGTGTACGAATCCGCATGAGCAATTTTGCCCAAGCGGGAGGGAAGGTGAACGTCACCAGGTTCTTGCAAATCAGATTAGATGCGTCACTCTTGTCGAGTGTGCACCATGGGTCCTCCACTTCCCAGTGAAGAGACCCTAGACGAGCAAGGCGCTGGTTCCAGCTCTGATCCTGCAGATCAATGCCTGCCTCTTTAAGGAGAGGAGTAAGCACTGAGTGGACGCCCAACTGAAGGGCTCCTGAGCAGGTAGGCTGTGCTCCGATTGAACGGAGACTTTCGATGTTCTTGTGGATGAACATCAGGCGATCATGGCGCACTGCCTTGACCTCCAACCGCTCTCGCATCACTCGGAGAAAGCCCTCCCGGGCATCTGGATTTTGTGAATACACTGGATCCATTCCGATGTGTGCCCAAACAGCCTTGTCATGGCTAAGGGCAAGGGCGGCTAATGCAATAGCAGAGGGAACGCACTCTTCGGCTTCCAACTTACGCTGGTAGTGAACCTGGGCACCACGGATTGAGACCGTGGAGCCAGGACCGTAGTGTGCAGCCTCTGCGATCTCGTCCACTGGGGGAGCATCACCCAGGACATGGACAAGTGCATCATAGAAGCGGTACAGCTCTGTAGAGTAAGGGCTAGCCTTCTCCCCACGAACCCTGCGGTTCGTGAGAGCAATGAACTTATCGTTCAATCGCTTACAAC